CTTTCTAATTTTATTTTAACATAACCATATAATATGAAATATCTAAAAAGTATCATAAAAATAGCAAATAAAAAAGGACGCTAAATGCGTCCTTAATTCATAACATTTTTCCTATTTTCATCAATAACTTTTTATGTTTTCTTTTGACAGTTATTTCTGACATTCCAAGAAAGTCGGCAATGTATGTTAATGTCTTTTGTTCTTTGTAATACAATATTAGTATTTGTTTTTCTTCTGTTGATAACATTGTTCTTTCTAACAAGTAATTAAATTCTTCTACAGAACTTATACCTTTTAACTTTTTTCTGGTTTTCTGTGTTTCTTCGTCCATACATTTTCCCACCATGCGTGGCACAAATAAACATTCGCTTGTATATCTTCCATTTTGTTTTGACTGTCAATAGTACTTTCGACAATATAATGTTTACAATGTGTTTCATGGTAACAAAAACAGCCAAAACTTACAAACGATTGTAGAAACAATAAAACAATTAATAAAAAAATAATTTTGTTTTTTGTTTTGTTTGCTTCTACATATTGCTTAATTGTATCACGCATTACATTTAACAATCTATCATTTTCCATTTTCCTTTTTGTTCTCCTACGGCTTAATTTTAAGTCGTTTTGAAATTTCTGTTTCCGCTGTATTCATTCTATCAGTTAGATTACTAATAGACTGTTGTAACGCTCCTACCGCATCACTTCCGAATTGTTTTTTTAATTCTGCGAACCATGTGTTGAACTGATTCGTAAATTGATTATAAAGATGTGTCGTATCAATATCAGTTACAAGCGCACCAACATATCCACAATAATTTTTGTCTGGTCTTCTATCGGTAATGTTTCCTGCTGTCAACGTTGTAATACTTACACCTACGGCAATCTCCGCTAACACCAATTCGTGTACTGTTCCTGAGACAGTAGGGAGTGTACTTGTTACGCCAGATTTTGTTGCTAGTTCAACTGCCCTATTTTGTTTGTTCAGTCTAACGCATATTACATCTGTCCTTTCCTGTGTTCCAGAATTTACAGGCAACGTTATATCACAATCTTCTACCAATTCGAACCAATAACCTTCGATAAAAGCCTTTCCTTTTTTGACTGTTACTGTCAGTCCTGTTTTTGCACTTACCCTTAACTGGTCTGCTGGTGAAATAAAAACACCATTACTAACAAAATTTGAAAAATAACTTGCAAAATCAGATGCATCATACGTTCTGTCGTAACTTCCATCAGATTTTTTTGTTGCATTAAAAAATCCACTTTTTGCATTTATTGACATTTATTTACACCCCCTATCTTTTATTTAATCTTCGTTAAAATGTAACGAATATCGTTTGAGTTTTGTTCTGTTTTCCTTTTGTTCTGTTGTAGAATTGACTGTGGACTTATACGCTTATTTCCATATTGTAATTCAATGTCTGTAATTTCTTCTGTGTCTTGTGTTGAGAACGTTATGCCAACTATCTGCACATCAAATTCAAGTCCTAGCTGAGTATCTACAACCGTCACAAAATCGCCAAGAAAATAATCTTTTCCATAAACATACCTTTTGTTTTTTGTTATGACTGTCGCTTCATAACTTTCTTGTATATCATTTTCAACGGCTTTCTCTTCTGCTCTTTGTTTTATCAGTGCATTATATTGCTCATCTGCTAGTTGGTTTCCATCATCATCTTCCGACTGAATATCTCTTGCATCTATCCATAATTCACTTCGTTCCCAACCTTTTGTTTCTTGTGACTCTTCCTGATTAATAGGGATTTCAAACCACTTTCTGTTACTTCCTTCACCCTCTCCAGCAACATAAGCAATATTGCAATGATCCTCTACATTTCTTTCATAATCAACTCTGTTTATGTTACTAAGTTGTTGCGAAAAAATTACCGGAACATTTCCATCTACATTCCCTTTTGTTCTGTCAATTCCAGACGAGAATTTCAACGTCCAATCCGTAACATTGGAAAAAATATCATTCATGCTGTAGGTCGGAACTATCTTCGGATATAATTCTACTCCTATTTTATCCTGTTCCAAAAGTTCTTCAAATTCATCCCAAATGTAACCGCCTGTAACTTGCCTATCAACTTTAGACAGCTTGTTTTTGTTCACTGCACTATCATCAATTGTAATAGGAAGATAACGGCTGTTTTTTACTTTCAATATATTCTCTGTTACTAATTTTTCCATATGTTCAAGCGTTGTTCCACTTGTATTAATAGTATCAGAAACAATCCGTTTTGTCAAGATGAATAATGCAAGTCTTCCTGTTATAATTAATTTATTTTCTTCATCCTCAGATTCCTTTTTCACATCTTCAACTTTCCCGACAACTGGATGTACGTTTCCATTAAACAACAAGTAATATTGTTCTTCCCTGTTTAAAAAGATTGTATTCAATTCAAGTGGTGCATTAACCGTGAATGTTCCTATTCCTCGAAATTTCATGTTATACTGAGAAAAGGTGTAATGTCTGAGAATATCCAATCTTTTAAAATTTCTGTCTAAAATTTCTATTGTACTCATTCTACATACCTCGTATATTAAGAAATCTTTCTGTGAATTCTATTGTTACATCAATATTATTCATTGATGCTTCATTAGCTGAATACGCATAATAATAAGAACCACGTAACACCTTAAAGAAATCACTTCCCGGCTTCATAAATCCTATCACAGATTCGTCCACATCCCTTGTCAACGAATGTCTGATTGCATTTTCATTTCCAGTTTCTGTTGTTATTGTAAGCGTTTCTCCATCCGATAACGTAATCCCTGTAAATTCAACATATTCACCAGTATTTACATTATAGACTTTCGGATTGATAACACTACCACCAACAGCTTTTATGATAATTTTACAACCAACATCAATGCTACCTTTGTTTTCAATTAATATACTTTGCCGTTTATGTATTTCACCGAAAACAACATACTCGTCGCTTTTGTCTTCTGTCAAAATAAGTGGAAAGTGAAACGTAGGTGAAACATACGCAAGATGAACCACGGTACTGTCTTTATAAAACGTTGGGTCAAAACATTCTATTTCAATCGAAAACTTACATAACACTTCGTTGTTTTCTTCTTCCGTATTAGAATATTTTACAGGCTGTGTTGGATAACCTTTCAAATAATATCCGTCTACTGCGATAAGAATTTCCTCATAAATAGAAATCATGTCATTCAAAAATTCTTTATTTGTTTCAATTTCTTCCTTTTGTTTTTGGAAATATTCATCCCATGTAATACCACGGGTGTCTATATCCATAGTATTCGCTATGATATAGCCTATAATAGTTATTTTTCTTGTTCCTACGATAACATTACTCAACGTACTTCCAATCTGATACGGCACTCTATAAACATTTGTTTCAACGGAAGGTGCATCCCAGTCGATTGAATCTAACACAAAATTTCTTCCGTCTTTTTTGATTCCAACACTTTCTCGTCTTGTAAAATTTCTTAATGTTATAAAATCTATCAATGTTTTGCACCTCCTTTAAAATCCTTCTAACAATTCCTTTTTTGCTTTTTTCATTTGTCGAGCATATTCATATGCATTCGGTTTTGTATTGTAAAAATTAAACGTATCGCCTTGTGATGTTTTACCTCTTGTATATGCTTCGTTTTCCTGCTTTGTCAAAACTCTTTCTCCCTTATGCAAATAAGCTGTATAACCGTTGAATGGAACATAATCAAGTCCATTTGCATGATGTCCATTCACAGAAGATGCGGCTGACCTTGCTTCGTTAGATTTTCCAACAATGCTCTGAAAACCAGAAACGATACTATTTACAAAACTTCCAATTTTACTTGCAAAACCTTGTACCCATCCAAGAATACCACTACCAATGGACTTTATTCCATCCCATAATTTTGAGAACGCTGACCGCCCTGCACTGTATAATGTACTACCAAGACTAGAAACCTTACTTGGAATTTGTTGTAAAATGTTCCATACCTTACCTGGCAAAGATACAAGAGTATCAATCACAGAACTGATAAAATTAGTTATTGCTGTTCTACCAGACGAAACCATGTTACCGCCCCATGATGAAATTTTTGAAATTGTGTTTTGTAACCAAGACCAAAATTTACCCGGCAACTGTGAAATTATTGTCACCGCTGTATTTACCATGTTCTGCGTTGAAGTCCTCGCATTACTCAGCATATTTGAACCCCAAGTCTTGATTTTTGTAATAACATTCTGTAACCAAGTCCAAATTTTACCCGGTAACTGCATAAACCAATTAACAACAGAATCGATCGTGTTTTGTGCAAACATTGCTGCGGTGTCTTTCATTGCCACTCCCCATGTTTTAATCTTCTCGATTGTATTCTGTAACCAATTCCAAATTTTACCCGGTAACTCTGTAAAGAATGTTCTAACCGCATCAGCGGCTTTGTCAAATCCGAACAGTTCAAGTACATTCGCTAGTAACTCTCCGACAAGCGAGCCAATGTTTTTGATTCCATCAAGAATAGCACTTGAAATAGCTGACAACATTTCTTTGATACCACCAATAAATTGTTCATGGTTTCCTGTAAACAAACCAAGTAACGTGTCAACTTCACCTAAAATGAAATCCAAAACATTTCCAAAAGTATCTGCGATAAGCTGTAATGCATTTGTTATAATTGGCGAAGCTATAGCATTTGCAAATCCTTCCCATGCTCCTTTGATTACATCTGTTATGTCTTTAAAATTAAATCCTAGTGCATTTATCTTTTCTGTAATTGCATCTGAAAATTCTTGAAACTTTCCTTTTACCTGTTCCCATATTCCAATGACTTTGTTACGGAACTTTTCATTTGTTTTCCATAATGTTGCGAACGATGCAACTAATAATGTTATCACAACTGCAATTGGATTAATTTTTGAAATAAGGAATGAAAATGCTTGTCCCATATTAGCTAAAAGTTTTGTTACACTTGAAAATACTATCAAACTCGGACCGATTGCGGCGACAATTAATCCCCATTTTACAATCTGGTCTTTTTGTTCATCTGACAAACCGTTAAACTTTTCTACAAGTCCTGTTATGTTTTCTGCTAACTTTCTAATTACTGGCGTAAATCTATCACCAATTGAAATTAGTGCTGATTCAATCGCACTTTTTAACAACGTAACAGCACCATTCAGATTATCATTCATTGTATCTGCCATATCCTGAGATACACCATCGCAATTATTAATAGAATCTGTTAGATTTTGAAAATCCTCATCTGTTGAATTTACGATTGCTAACAGACCAGACATTCCTTGCGCTCCTGCCAACGAAGCCGCCAAGTTAGCTTTTAATGCTCCTTCTGCTCCATACGCTTTCTTTGTAAGGTCTTCAACTGCGGCATTATATTTCTTTTCTGTTATCTCACCGCTTTCATGTTGTTTTTCAATTTCTGCTAACTTCTTCTTGAATGTGTCCATCGGCATTTTACACTGCCCGAAAGACTTCCTCAAATCCTGCATAACCTCAGAAAAACTTTTCATTTTTCCGTCTGTTGTTTCAAGCGAAATACCAAGATAATCCATAGCTGATTGCATTGTATCAGTTGGTTTCGCCATGTTGGTTAATAACGTTCTAAGTGTTGTTCCAGCTTGTGATGCTTTGATACCACTATTCGCCATTAATCCAATTGCTACAGCTGTATCTTCTACACTGTATCCTAACGCTCCTGCGACTGGTGCAACATATTTGAATGTTTCTCCCATCATAGCAACATTAGTGTTGGACTTTCTCGAAGCCTGTGATAACACATCTGCAAAATGTGTTGCGTTCGAAACTTCTACTGTAAGTCCATTTTTAATGACTTTTGTTGTCCCATCTGCTGATAGCCCAAAAGCTGTCATTGCATCAGTTACTATATCTGAAACGCTTGCAAGGTCTTCACCAGAAGCGGCGGCAAGATTCATAACACCAGAAATACCATTCAACATATCTTTTGTGTCCCATCCTGCCATTGCCATATACTTAAACGCTTGTGCGCTCTCAGAAGCTGAGTATTTTGTTTTCGCACCCATTTCAATTGCTTTATTGCGAAGCTGTGTAAACTGCTCTCCTGTTGCTCCTGAGATAGCTTTTACTTCTGACATATGACTGTCAAATTGTGCCGCTGTTTTTACCGCCGCTGTTCCAATTCCTACAAGCGGTACTGTTACTGTTTTTGTTAATGATTTACCGACAGAATCAAAAGTACTACTTAATCCTCTCAGCTTGTTTCCTGCCGTTGCCGATTTATCTGAAAACACTTTCAAGTCGTTATAGGCAGTTTTGAAACCTTTGGAGAACTTGCTAGTGTCCAATTCGAGGTATGCAACGGCTGAACCTATATTTACTGCCATTTATATTATACCTCCATTTATTCAGTTTGTCCATATTGTTTGTAAAAATCTGTAAAACTGCTGTATTCTAGCTTTTGTTCTCCATTTTTGTTCTGTTCTATATATCTCGGTTTTTCTTCGTTTTCAATTCTCAACATTAAATTACAACAGGCTTCATCGAAACAAAAAGCTGTATAAGTATCTTCAATTCCCAGTATCTCACTAGGCAAACACTTATACAGCTTTGACATTGCTATTACAGATTCTATCCTCTTACTCTGTACGAAAGGATTCCAAACCTTTTACACCTTTTTGAGAATAGTTGAAAACAGCCATTAATTGTTCATCTGTTAATTCCACACCTGCATCCTTAATTTCCTGATATGTCGGTTCAACAAAAGATTCACCTGCAATCAATTCAAGAACTTCGGAAAGTTCTGCCATCATGTTATCGTCTGTTGGGTCAATTCCTGCATCACCTGAAAACAGTTCATTTGTTCTTGTCAATAATGCGTTTGGAATTTTTCCTTGTTTTACAAGACCTAACAGTGATGGTCTTTTCAGTTTCACAAAAACAGCCTCAGAAGTAAATCCGGGTAACTCTACAACCTCACCTTGAGACTGTTTGATAAAATCCTGTATACTTGTTACTTTATGTTCTACTGTTGTTCTTTTTGTTGCCATCTATTTTTATTCTCCTTTTGTTCTATTTGTTTTGTTTTATTTTACCGCTATACCTGTTTCATCTTCATAATCTGCTACTGAGATTTGTTGCGCTTCTGCTTCGGAAAAATCTGGTAATGTTTTTACATACGAAATCTTATATGGCGGTTCTCCTGTTTTCGGTGCTGAGTTGATTGTGTACTCTGGTACTCGGAAAGTATCGTCCTGCGCTCCAACTCCGAATGGTGTTCCCTGACAGTTAGGATAACTAATCTTTTCGTACCTTACAATCTGTCCAGATGCATCGTATTGTGCGGAATATGCATCAAGAACAAACACACTACCTTTTTCACTACTTCCTGCGGCTGGCGGTGTATAAGCAAGCGTATCACCTTCGCCAGTAATTGTTCCACCCTGTAAAATTTTTGCCAATGTCGGACTAAACACATTGTCCGTAAGCGTAATCTGATTACCTGTAATTGTTGTTGTCTGCGGTTTCTGCGCTAACAACTTTCCAGATTTCACAAGTTTGATTGCATCCGTTGTTTCTGTCTGCACTTCAACGGCAATCTGACTCGCAGTATCTACTGCATACTCTGTTCCATCTGTTTCGCTTCCAACTCTAATTACTACGAGTGAAACATCAATAGTTGGAATTGATTCCAGTTTCTTTTTTGTAACAGACATTTTTTTCTTCCTCCTTTATTTACCTGTTTTCGAGTTTTCTAATACCATAATATTGAAAACTTATCATGTGTGCTTTTATTTGTTCGTCATAAAAACTTTCTGTTTCATTCCCTGCATACATAATGCGAGGATAAAGTTTTTTAAGTTCCTGCTTAATTGCAAAAACATTTGTTTCAAGTTTCGTATATTCATTTTCCGGAACATACACAAGAAACGTATAAATAGGTCTCTCTGAACTAATTTCAAGAGGTAACACACCACTAAGTTTAACAACAACATATGGCTCAATACATTCTCCCTTATGCTGTCCCGGCATAAATGGGTTAAATCCTGCATTTTTTAGCAAGTCCCATGCATCTTTTAATAGGCTCATACTCATACGAGATACCTCAGCAAATTCTTATAACCATCCAATACTTCCTTGCTGTTCGCTTGCACTGTTCTGTTTAAAATTGCATATCTCTGTTCATTGCACAATTCCAAGAATATACCATAGTCAACACCATGCGCTATATTGATTCTTACCTTATTCGAAAAGTATTCTATATAACCTGTCAACCTTTGCCTTGCGTGCCCTGTTCTATCAGTCCACATGGCATTTTGTTTTGCATAGTTTTGAAACTTATTTGCACCCTGTTGAGCATACATTTTAACGGCAACTTTTGATTTGTTTTCTGCCTTGCTAAGCCATCTTTCAAGCTGTGATATATCAGTTCTAATTCCTGTCACTCAATACCACCTCCAAAGAAATATCTGCAATGATGTTATATTCCTCAATATTGTTTTTATCAGTGATTTTATAAGTATTTCTATTAATAACAACAAAATCACCATTCTGAATTGTTTTACATTCTTCCAACAATGCAAGAATCATCGGTTGTCCTTTTGTTTTTGTTTGACTTCCATCGGAAGTATTTTTTGTTATAAAACCTTTTGAAATATGAAACAACCCACGCAAGGTTGTTACTTCTTCAACTTCCTGCGTAGGTTCTCCATATTTATCGACTTTGTTTCTCTTAACAGTGTATGTACTTCCGTTTCTTACTATTTCTCTTTCAACAGCTTTTTGCTCTTTTAATAACCACATTACGTTAGCACCCCACTGTTCGTATCACAGAATTTTGATGCTAACATTTTGAAATAACTGGAACTGTCTTTTGTGGTTAATCCACTAACACTTAATCCTGTTACTTCTGCTTTTGTGATAAGTCCTTCATAACTTGCTTTTCTTACATCTCCGTTATTCATTTTCAAAAGTAACAACAGTTCTTCATCTGAGAAATACGGTGTTTGTTTTTCTTTTAAGTTATATCTCAAAACTTCCAAATCATCCATGCTAACACCTCCTTCTGTTATTCCATGTTTTTTTCTCTAATAACTTTTTGAATAATCTGTCTTGCTTCTCTTACATTTCTAGCCTTTGATGTATCAATACCATGCTCTTTTGCATATTCCATCAACTGTTCTTTATTCATTTCTGAAATTGGAGTTTCTTCTGTTTCAGTTTTAACCACTTCTTCTTCAACAATTGGCTCTTCGATAACATTTTCTACTTTTTCTGTTGCTTCATCTGAAACAATTGCATAGCCTTTGTCCTTGAACATTGTTTCAAAAGAACGTTTTGAAACTTTGATGATACTATCTCCTTTTCTCGCTGTCACCATAACACATTACCTCCCATATTATAACCATCGTTTTACTGTACTACATCATATACGAAAACTTGGTCTGCTGTTGGGAAGTCCGGTAAACAAATCATGGAAACTTTTGTGTCAACCTGTACCGGGTCAGTTTTCTTTGTTGTGGTAACTGCAACCCCTGTGTCAGTGATTCTTACATTAGCAACTGCACTCGCCATCAAATCACTTTCTTCTGGTGTTGTTCCGAACCATGTGTTACCCAGTTTACCATCTGGATACATGCAAAAAACATCATCAGCGATAAACCGCTGTACCTTCTCTTTTTCATCCTTAAAGCGTCTATCTTCCACATTAATTGTAATGTCCAATTCGTCTTTCAGATAAGATTTGATTTTTGCATCTGAAAGATAACCAACACCGTTGCTAAGTGCTAACAGCGTTCCTTTGATTTCATTGTTAATACGGAAATAACCCATTACTTTAGAACTACATACCGCATTTGTTACAGTAACACCAGTGTCCTCTTGAATCTTTTCAATAGCCGCTCTAATATCTGCCATAATTGTAGCTGTTGGGTCTGACCATGATTTTGTTACAGTTTTCTTATGGTCAGCTGGCATACCATAATCATAATCGTATGCCTGTCCATTTCCTTCAATGGAAATAGCACCAGTCGTAAGCATAGACATTCTCATACGTTCTCTCTGAGCCGCCGCACCTTCTAACAGCGACATTTCATCATTAAAAATCTTATCTACAATAATGTCAATGTAACTCTGATTACCAGTTGCCAGTACCATGTTTAACTGCTGTCTCAGTTCTTCATCCACTGTTTTAGATTCCTTGAAAAACGGCATCTGCGCTTCCAGTTTCGTAAATCCAATTCTCGGACGAGGGATTGATTTTACATCATAAGCGGAAGGTCTTAAAACAACTGGGAGTCCACTTGCACCCTTCAACCATTCCAATTTTAAACCAAGCTGTTTTTCATTCGGAAACAGCGTTTCTCCGAAATATGGTTTCCTGTCTTGTAAGAATAATTCCCAATACGCAACAATTTCATTTGCTGTGATTAAGTCAAAAATACTCATTGTTTTGTTTTCTCCTTTACTTTGTTTTATTTAAGGAAATAGATTCCTTTAAGTGCTTTCTTCACATATTCATCATTTTTTGCCATTACTGTTGCATCAATTCTGTCAACATTCACAAAACCAAAAATAAGTAATGTTCCATTTGCATCCCCTGTTGTCACATCCACATCATGTAACAGAATACCTTTTGCATCAGAAGCTACAGAAGCACTAGCTTCATTTACTGCCACAAATGCTGTTTCTCTTTTTGTAAGGTCACCTGCTAACGGAGTACCAGCCTTTACAAGTTTTCTTCCTGTTGCCGGGTCTGTAACTCCAAGTGCATCATCCACAATAATAGATACTGCAACGAGTGGGTCTGTATTAAAAAGAATCTGATTTGTTGATACATAAGAACTCTTTTTAACTCCTGCTTGATTTAACATCTTGTTTCCTCCTACTAATTATTTTGTTTTTCTTTTTTTAGCCCATAATCGAGCCGCCATTGTTCCATCGTTTTTGTTTTCATCAGCATCTGCAATGTCAACATTTTTACGAGTAACATTTTTATGCGTTTTTTGCTGTTTCTGTTCTTCCTCACTTGCAAAATAAGCCTTACCAGTTTTTCCGTCTTTGATTTCTGCAATGACTTTTGAAATGTCTTTATCTTTCGTGACTTTTGATTTTGCAACCGCAACAAGGTCTTCAACCATATCCGGCTTTGCACCTAATTTAATTGCTGTCAGTTTTGCATCTGCTAACATTCTCGCTTCTCTCTCAGCTACCAACTGTGCTGTTGTCTCTCTCAACACATCGTCTTTCTTTTCCAGTTCTGTCTTGTTAGCTTCTTTGGCGGCTTTATCTTTTTCAAGAATTCCTTTCAGTTCATCTTCACCATAGCCAAGGCTTTGTAAATACTCAGCAACCGCATCTGATTTTACCTTTTCAACATCAACGGCTTTTTCTTTTGTTGTTTCCGTTGATGTTTCTTTCTGCTGTTCTTCTTTCTGTTCTACTTTTGTTTCTGTTTCCTGCTGTTCTGTTACTTTTGTTTCTCCTGCCATTCTTAATTACTCCTTTTTTAATTCAGATTCTTCGTACATAATACACAATCTGTTGTTTTCTTTTTCTAACATCTGCTGTAATTTCTCAACTTGTTTCATTTTCTTCACTCTCTGTTCTGGGATTATAATTTTATTCAATTCTTCAACTCTTGTTTTTATTGTTTGTTTTAGAATTTTTGTTTTTGTGTTGTCATAACACACTGTATATACAGACGAACAAAAGTTACAACGAATGAAAATTTTTGTTATACTTTCTCCATGACTTGTAACTTTTGTTTTCTGTTTCAATGCTGATGCAATCGGTATGTTATAACCACACCTGTCACATCTTATCTTCAATTATATCACCAACTTTCGGAAATGTCAAGCAATTTGTAAAAACTTTTTTATTTTTATCATATAAAATTTTTCCGTTGTTAACTTCTTCCAATTGCATCCGCTTCACTCGCAAATCTTTTGAAAGTTTATCTTTCTTTCGAAACATTTTCTTTCCTACTGTCTGTCCTTTTAATCTCATTCTCGCGGCTTTGATGGTCAAATCCCTTAATTCTTTGAACTCATTAATTGTTTCCATGTTATCAACCTGCAAGAAAATCTTTTCTTTGCATCTACTACACGAAATATAACAAATTCTTAAATACTCACCATCTTCTGTCCAAGTGTCAACTTTCCTCATGTTTTCTGCTGACACTTCGTTTACCTCACCACATTTCAAACAAATTCGTTCCACTTTAATTTCTTCCATGTTCTCTGCTTCTCCTTGTATTCTAATCTACAAAATCTTGTGCATATCTATCAATGTCTGGAAATGTTCCAAATGGCGATTGATACCACAATCCAATCTTGTCAGCTATTGTGTCCATATCATCTGACATAACAGCTTCAAAAGTACACATACCGTTGGGATGGTCTAACGGAAAATCATCTTTTGGAAATATTCCAACCCCTAGTCCATGATGGTCTGTTGTTGCATATTCCTTACATACTTCACATACCCTACCATGAAAATTTGAATTTAACCACCTGTAACCAACAACAAAAGGATTATTTTTGTTTGTGTTCGCAAATGTTTGTTGGTATGCATGACTAACCATTGTTCTCGCAAGCCTTAAAGCATTGTAGTCAATATTGCCACCGGGATAATATTTATCTTGTATAACCTCGCCAACATACTTTGCACGTTTGGCATCTACATCAGTTTGCCTTGCTTTCCTCCAGCTTGTTATTGTTCTTGCCTTTTTGTTTGCTGTTGGCAATACATAACTTTCAATATCTTTTGCAATTTCATACGCTGACTTTTGAGCCATCGTACCATTGGAAACAATTTGAGAAATAGTATTCTGTACTTTTCTGTTATAACCCCATATCGCACCAGATAATGTCCAGCCATTTTGATATATTGCACCAGTTATAATATTTTGTACTATCATTTCTGGTACATAAAAAAATGCTTCTTGTATGTCGCTGTCTTTAAAACCTGCTTGTTTCAAGTAATCCCTTACATCTTCAACTACTGCATTGCTTACAGTTCTGATATCTCTAACAACTTGATTCTGTATGTCAGAATTCAACTGTTTTATTCTGTTGTTGATATCCCTTTGTAACAATGTCAAACGCTGTGCATCTAATTTGCTTCTTGCAACCTGCTTTGTTACTTCTTGTGCAAGTTGTTCATACATTTTTTTTATTTGTTTTAATTGAGTAGTGGAGATTTGCTGTCGCACTTCCTCTGCGTTCTGAAATCTCCACCTGTTTGTCTTTGCTATTGTTCTCACTTCCTTATTTGATTGATTTTAATTTATCTCCCCATTTTTCACATTCTTCGTTTAATCCTTTTAAGGTTAATCCATTTTCCCATAAGCATCCATCAGCTGTATACATTTTATAGAACTGTTTTGTACCATTTTCCAATCTTTTACAATTTTTATTCCATATTCTTTTTCAAGTGTTGTTGTTCTTCTCATTTTGTTTTCTCCTTCATTCTTGTTTTATGTTTTGTTTTCTTGTTCCTTACAAGTATTATAATACACCAAACACAAATAAAAGTCAACACTTTTTGAAAAATATTTTTAAATTTATTCTACATCGCTATCATTATTCTTTTCTGTTGTCGCTGTTTGTTTTTCCGCTTTTTGTTCTGTTTCAACATCCTCAGTATTTTTATCGACTTCATATTGTGTTGAAACATTATCCAATTCTGTTTGTACCTGCGTATTTATTGCCATCGTGTCAAACATATTCAATTCCATAGCAATTTGTAACAGTTCTTCGTTGATTTGTTCATCTGTCAACTCTGGACGCCATTTTTTCATGTATGACTTTCTGCTTCGTGTATTTGATGCAATCTCAGACAGGTCTGTTGCCTTTTCTTCCTGTTCATCTTCTGCCAGTGCATAATGCTCTTGTATTACAACGTTATATTGAATCTCCTGCAAATCTACAAGCGGATAAATACATTTTACAATATCAACGTTTAACAATGCAATGTCAATAATATTTCTTACAATATCAATCAAACAAGGTTTCCATGTTATCATTTTTTCATCACATCGAACCTGTAACGGATAATACAACGCTTTCAATGCCTTACCACTTGTAATCGTTCCGACCATTGTTTCCTCTGATATGTTTGGAATTTCCAATTGTCCATACATATCTGATTTAATACGTTCCAGAATAGCTTTTGTTGGCTCTGTGTGATTTAATGCAGGTGCTAATGTTCCAACTAACGGATGCACTTCATTTTGGTTCTGTTCTGATTTTAAATCCCAAAAAGCACCTGCACCAGAACTCAAATTCTTCGTTGTCTGGCTATTCATATCAACAACATAGCGGATAGGGTTCATTCCCTTTCTAACGCTATCAACATCACCATTTGACATTTTGCTATATAACGCTTCTTCATCCCATAAGTCTGACACTTCCGAAACACCTCTTTTGTCATCCAGTGTACCAGTGTTAAAAATAATACTTACCGGGATTCTATCTAACTCTGTTGCTGTATCTGAAATAACTTCCTGTATCACATTTCCGCTTTTGTCATACAGAATCAGGCTCATATATACAACACCTTTTTCTAACCGATAATCATTAATCAAATATTTTCTGTTATTGTTTTCTCCTTCTTCAATATTTTCAAAACCTACAAAACGAATAATCTTTTCAAAACCGTATTCTTTTTCATAATAGAATTGTTTGCTGTTATAAAAATGTAACAACACACCGCTTTCTTCTGAAAAATCCACAAGACAAGCAATTCTTTTTCCGATAAAACAATCCTTCGCACTTTGTAATAACAACTTCTGAAAATGATTTCTTTCAAGAACATTATCAACTAATGTTTGTAACTGTTCCACTTGTTCTTTCTCTTCGTCTTCAACTGTTGTTCCTTGGATATTAATATCTGGCGTTTGTGAAAACATGAACCTTGCTTCTTTATTAATCAATGTTTTAATGTTCTTAAATCTTACTTGTGACGGAACATAATCACCGGCACTTCCTTCCGTAAAGAACCTAGCACCATTCTTATATGTTTTATAATATTTTTCAATCTCTAAAACTTCTCTTCTAAAAACAGTACCATTTGTTTTATTTGATAACACAAAATAAGGATAATCTAACAAATATGTTATGTCCTCATTCAATTCTGTATCTGTATTCTGTACTTTATCTACTTCCATTTTATTTTCCTTTCTATATATTATTAATATAATATATTATTATATAATATAAAAGGGTAGTATTTCTACTACCCATATTATATCATAACAATATTTTATTGTCAAATTGTTATTTTAAACATTTTGACGAAACATAGCCAATCTTCTTACCTTTCTTTCCGTCAATTTCTACTCTGTACCAGTCCACACCATCTTTAGCTTTTACCGTTGCAAGATAAGTAACAACTGTTCCCTTTTTAAGTGTTGGGTATGAATCCAATGTGGCATACTCTTTTCCTGCATATTTTCTTGCATGTGCATCTGTTGTTACTGTGTATGTTTTCTTCTTTGTTGTGCTATTTGTTGTTGCTTTTGTTCCAGTTTCATACACAACATAATTTTTGTGAATCCAACAAATCTGTTGTTTTCCTCCGAACATAACACGAATCTTAACAAAGTTGCTTTGTGTTTCGCCATTATACTCGAACTGATTTCCTGCTTTCAACTGACCAATAATATTTGTTTTAATACTGCTATCTGGTGTCTTTCTGATATTAATGCCATTCGCACTACAGTGTGCAGTACCTTTTCCAGACCATGTAGAAGTAGTCGTTTCTGTTTTTGTTGCTGTGCTTGTGCTACTCTGTCCATAATTAATATAGCAGAATGATTTAATTTTTGCATCTGTCCATGAATAAGTTTTTACCGCACAACAATCACCATTACGATTGAACTCTCTATTGCTTGTGTTTCCTTCACCACACTCAAATGTTTTGTTTTTTTCATTCACAGAAAGCACTCGCCCCATATGTGACTGCTTAAAAATTACCAATGCACCAACTTTCGGAGTTTTTCCTGTTTTTCCTGCTTTAACAAATTTTGCTTCTGTTTCAAAAACACTATAACCACAATAATTGCCTGTTGTCATATTCCAATGCGACAAAGCGACCGCTTTTCCGAATTCTTCCAATTCCAATGCAAATTGATATGTGGCACACCACGGCTGTCCTTGACATCCCTTTAAACCTGCATTGTTTACCATTGTTGAAAACTTTTGATTATTGACACCTGTTTCCTTGTAAGGGATTTTTGCATAGCTTCTTTCCCTAGCAATAATATTATTAATACTTCCCATACTTGTTCCTACCTCTTTCATTTTGTTATAGATTTGTTTTGCTGTATCTGCCCTTGCTTCTTTCATTGTCTGCCAGTTATTCGGCTGTTCATAATGTTGTAAAACATAATTTGAAGCCTGTGTTACTTCTTTTACAGTACATAGATATTTGTATATTGTTGGGAATTTTTCTTTTAATTCTTCAATCGTGTAAATAATCTGTGTGTCCATATCTCCAATGGATACTTTTGTTTTCTTGCACAAATCATACAATCCTGCTTTTCTTGCACTTGTAGTCCATTGTGAAAGACCATAACCATAATGTTTTCCCATTGGACTTAAAAATTCACTTCTTGAAATCTTCCCATTATCTACTTGTTCTGTATATGTTTTATCAGTATAGGTAATTCCTCTGTTCTCCCTATATCTTTGAACACATAACCTCTCGAGTCTTGTCGAAACAAAACCAACTCCCTGATAAAAAGACTCCCTAAACTGGTTTGCCGCCAGACCGCAAGCACCTTCCAAGGTTAATCCTTTAGAAATATAGTACCTTACAGCCTTTATAACATTTTCATGCACATTAATGCTCATTTTATATATGCCCTCCTATGGCTCAAATTTGCCCCTATATGGCATTTTAATTACTCAGCCTGTACTTCTTTGATTCCTGCAACAGAAGTTAAAATAGACACAATTCCAGCTAATACAGAGGCACTTGCTACCATCTTCCAATCAACAGCACCCATAGTAACACTTGTACCAATAATAGCAACAGATGTTTGAGCAACTGTTTTAATTGCTCTAACTCCTGCGGCTTTAATCCATTTGATAGTATCGACATTTGGTTTGAATACGCAATTTTTAAACATGCTTTTTTCCTCCATTTTCTAATTGACATAATTTTAATGTGTGTTTCGTTTCTCCTATTTCTTTTTCATTTCTTTCTATTGCAATCCACTGTTCTTTCTGGCCTTTTCTAACGTGTTCTTTGTATTCTTCTATTTCTTTGTTTTGTTTCTCTAGTTTGTTATTTTGTTCTTTTATTTCCGTTGCAAGCTGTTCCATTTTTAGCGTTAGTTCAGTCATTGCTTTTGTGTTTTCATTCAATGGTCTGTATACTGCTGTAAATATACCGATTAAAGAACTTAACCCTAAAACAACTATACCAATCATTTCTGATGTTGTCACGTTGTATGTCTCCTTTTTTTATTAAGATACCAAAGTCTGCTTTAATTGATTAACTGTATCGCTTAAAAAACTGAACAACTTCAACGTATGCAAGTGGCACGTCATGATGTACGATTCCACAATAGGTTGTTATTGTATCTACTTTCAATGCTCTTTCGTCGTTGTCAACGGCGTGATGTCCGCCTGTTCCAGTTGGCATTGTTCTTAATTCACCCACACAACCACCATTTTTTAAGGATTGAATGTATCCCTTACTCATTTCATAAGAAACAGCGGTATCATCTTGTGCAATAAATATTTTTGTAGGTACAATGCAAAATCTATTTTGTGTACTCATTTTCTGTCCTTGAGCTGTGTAATCACCTTGAATTGGATATTCCACCATTTCTGAGGCTGATATCCCAATTACACCTCGCCACGCTGGATTATGTCCTAATAATTTGGTAGCATTACCACGAATATATTGTTTATATTCTTCCGACTTTTTATAGAGCTTTTCGATTGATTTATCATACGGTGTATCAAGCACGTTGTTAACATCTTCAGAAAAACCCAAATCATCAGCGTTATTTTTTCTTTCGTTTGGATAATACCCCAAACCATCGCATATCATGTCGAGTTCTGGTGCTAACGGACAGCAAGCCTTTATGTGCATATCATTTTCATAACACATATTGATCGCTTGTAGTCCACCGAGAGATTTCGACATTACATAGATTCGATTGATGTCTACATTATAATTTCTACATACCCATTTTATTCCTTGCTTAATAGCAGCCATATTAGTAGGGTTTCCCCACTGGCATGCGCCTGTTGTAGTATATTTAGATGTATTACCATTAACATCAATAATGGCATACCCCTCGTCTTGCAAATACTGAATATAATCCATGTAATACTTGGAGAACTCCGTCTCGTTTCTATCCGAATAATCACCACTTCCGTGTGCAAAATAAATAAGTGGTACTTTATCACCGTTTGATGTATAGTTCGGTGGAAGTCTTAACAAAGCACCCGTGTAATATGGTTTTGTATTAATGTCAATGTTTGAACCGTAGTAATCAAGACCTTTATTTCCGTAAAATTGGAAAACAAATGGCAATGTATCATATCCATATCTTTCATTGTATGAAAATTCTATGTTTTTCAAATTCTCGAACTCAATTTCACCAGTCCAATCCGTATTATGGTCAGATTTGAATCTTATATACTTCGTTCTTGCGGTCAAAGAATATACTTCGCCATTTACAACGATTGTTTTTGATATGAATTTTTTATCGTCATCATATTCATAACAATACAAATTTCCATCAAAAGTAGCCTTGTACTTTGTTTTCTCACCAACGCTTATATATCTTGGTGTTATTTTTTCATAAGTAGACCTTACATAATTACCAGCATCATCAAAAGTACCAAAATCAAGTGTTGTATTAAGAGAAAGAACACACTTTTTTGAAATATTTTTATCCACATCAGCCATAGTTATGAGTTCGGCTTTTGAAGAGATGTGAAAAAAATCTGATTGAATATTTACTGTTTTGGTGGAAAGTCTAATATATTTGCAGTCATTTCTGAACTTAACAATACCTTCGGCGTAATTATCGCCATCAAGCATTATTCTTTCAATGAATTTCTTGTCAACATCATAAAGGTAAAAATATATCGCGCATGATGTGTCTGTAATGACAATCTCACTGCCGTCTATGAGTTTCCTAAGCACATAATCCGTCGTTGACCAATTTGAATCGCTGTAATCGTTATCGCCTTCCGTTCTTACTTCGTTAATAAACATTAGCTTTAAGTTGATTGATGTAGTAAGATCACGTGATATATTTGCAATAGAATCAAACCTCTCGTTTAATTCATTTTCTGAAACAATGTTGTATGCAAGATAGAATTTTCCAACATTTTTTAATTTTGAATTCAATCTAACATATTTTGTTTCTTTATCCAACGAAATGATAGATGTTACACTGTACTTTTTGATTGATATATACGATTCATCCGCGCGATATTGTGCTATATATACATTGACATCGTCACCAATATAAATATAATTATTTATCACATATTTAATATCAATCAATCCAGTGACAACGCTTGTTGTGCTTTGGGAAATAGAACCGTCGTCCGCAATGTCTCCATTAAACAGCTCGAAAGAGATTCTTTTTTGCTTTGCGCTAATAGTATCTAAATCGCCCTTTAGTAAATCAATATCACCCTGCATCTGTGTATAATCACTTGGAAATGTATCTTTTATTTCTTTACTGTACTCTAACAGCTGTTGTTTTAATTGTTCCAAATAATCACTTGCCTGATATTGTTGTTCTTGACTTGTTTCTACTTCAAGACCTTCTAACACTTTTCCTTCTGCTAATGTTGTGTTCCATTCGTTTGTTATGTTTCCCTTGCTGTCTGCTTTTATAGCACATACAATAAAATAAATATTGCCTTTATACTGTGTTACTTTCCTGCTTAATTCCCATGAAAAATATACCCATTCATCATTATACACTGTTGCATCTGTAACAATATACATATCTTTTCCGCTTGGTATTTTACTTGCATTTTGATAATTAATGCGTAATTGTAACTTTGACAGGTCTACTCCATTACCTACAATTTTAGGCACTTTGAAATATTTTCTTTCTGACTTTTCATCGCTTTCTACACCGAATAATTCGTCCTGTGGCATCATCCGAATAATTCTTGTATCTGCATCAATTTCAATCCTACTATCTATTGCACTTCTTGTATTTGCATCAACTTCTGCAACAGATAATAGTTCTTCCACACTAGGCATTTGTTTTACACTCCTTTCTATATTTGATTAATAATAACACTATTTGTTTTTACTAGCTGACTTCCATTTTTACCTGTTACCATAACTTCAAAATAACTGTTCTTTGTGACTTCTTCTGGTAACAGTACTCCTGTAGGCTCGTATATGGCGTTATATTCAATTCCGCCAAGTGTCCTTACAGTTATTACCTTTACCATGTTATTCCACTGAATATCAGTCTTTAAAACGATTCTAAGATAATTATTAGAACCTCTTACAATATTGCTGTAATCACAACTACCTATTTTACTGAGTGTTTGTTCCGATAAATTTAATATTATGTCCCTCATACTCTATGCCGTCCTTTTCCACATATAACAAGTAATATAAGGCTGTCTAATATCTCTATTTCCTAACTGTGAATTTGTTCCGGGTGAAGAACTATCTGTACTTCCATATATTGGAACAGTGTCCGATGCTCCCCACGAACCACCAAGAACTCCCGGTGCTGTGTTTAAAAGTCTGTCAAAAGTTACACCATGTGGATTTCCTCCATTCGTATAACTAATTGCATTGATATTTTCAGATGAACGACCAATAGCGGCTCTTGCACCTGTCAATCCATGTGTGTGACCATTTACTGTGTGTGAATGTGCTAAATTTAATGTTTTAGCACCACCTGTTTTCTCAGATGCATTATAGTCTGTATCATATGCACTTACTCCTGTTGGTACTCTTCCACTTCCCCATGCTACCCATGTTCCACCAAGATATGTTCCCGGGTTTACATTCCTAGTTGTCATAAGAATATGACCAACTGGAAGCATAATATTTGCAATAGCTTTTACAAGATTTGAAAGGTTAATCCTTCCTGCTGTTTCATTTCCAAGAATAAAACAATCTTCTGATTCTGGACTTGTTTTCTCAACTAAGTCTCTAACATATGCACTTGATATTGTTCCCATTTTTTTTAACCTCCTAACTTTCTCATTCCACTTGCTACTGTTCTTCCTTTTTGTTTTGTTTCTTCCGTTTGTTTCGGTTCTTCTTTCTTTTCAACAAAAACAAATTCCGGTTCTCTTTCTTCCAGAATAGCAAGTGCTAATTCTAAACCGTTATAGATTCCACAACTATATTCGTCTGTGATGTTTTGTTTTTGCATATCGTGTAACCTTACTAATTCTTGCCTTTGTCTTCTTACACTGAATTTGTGTAGCATTCTACACACCTCCTATATGCTTCATATTAGCCCCTATTTCGGACTTTATTTATCCTGCCTTACTATTTGTTTGTATTTCCTTAACATCTGCTACAGTATATGTATCTAACGCATACCACAGGCTACTCATGCAATGACTATCGATATTGAATTCATCATATATAGCATTTCCCTTTGAATCCTTCGCATAAGTTAAATACTTTAATTCCCTAATTGCGTTCTTACATTTTGGAGAACAAACGATTTTATTAAAGCGTTTTATCTTCTTTGTGTTCTGCAACCTACTACCGATATATTTCTTACAGCCATACATATTAAAGCCTGATTGCCTGTAAAACTGTATTGCCTTTGGCTCGGCTGAATCCGCACATATAGGCTTGTTACACCTTCTTGCTCTTGCCGCTACTTTATGTACGTCTATTCTGTCAGCAAATTGTTTATCCGTCAAATGGTTCACATAGATTTCGTCATATATATATAATATCTTTTTAACATCATCAACACAACATGAAATAAGTGCATTATAACTTTCCTCAAATCCGAAGTCTAAACCGAAGAAGTGGAATTGTGCTGGAATACTATTTACAGTATCGACAAATTGTTTTGCATTTGTTGCAACCGTAAACTGTGGCAAAACAATAATACCATTTGCTCCGAATCTTCCATACCTTGCTACAACCCATAGTCTCGGGTCTGTTTCTTTTAGTCCATCAAGCGTATCTATATAAGACTGTGGAATAAACGGATTGTCTTCGCATATGCTATGATGATAATACATAACTTCTTTCTTGTTTATTTTCTTAATTATTGTCCTTCTTCTGTATAGTTCCTTTTCATCACATATTACTGTTTCTTTTCCACTTTCATCCGTATGAGTGAAGAATGTATTGTATACCCAGTTTTCACGACCAACAGGATTACAAGTAAGGATAAAATGTAATGTAACACCGGGCTGTCTGATACGACCTAACAACTCTGTATACGCCTGATATTTAATCTCAGAGCACTCTTCTATCCAAACAATAGAAACACCATTGATAGACTTAATCTTTTGTATCTTGTCCATTCCACGAAAGATAATTCTTGAACCATTTGGAAATCTTATTTCCATCGGTGATGTTATAGCAATAACTTTGTCAGTTGGTGTTCTTCTGTTGCTTTGTTCATCTGATAGCATATCTAACTTTTCTAATACTTCCTTCAACAATGAGTAACATGATTCTTTAATTGTTTCCCGTACTTCACGCACAACTAACGCTGTACGCTTTTCCTCTAATAGTTTTAGTATAATCTTCAATGCCGTGTTATAACTCTTTCCAGAACCATAACCACCTAACAGCAAATAATGTTTATAATCCCAATCAGTGAGATAAGAAGAAAACCGCTCAGCAACTTCTATATTCATGTCCATTGTGTTCTGTTTTCCTTTCTCTCAATATACAGCAAAAAGGCAACCGTCTTTGCCTGAGTATTAACGATTACCTTTCCACTTTATTATATTATACTATATTATATTTTGTTTGTCAATGCTTTTATTTATTTTTCTTTAGTATCGCTTTTCTCCTTAAATATTTTCCAACATTTTGAGAAGTTCAATAACATCTTTTGCTTTTTCTTCTCCCACTCGTTTCACCGCAACTGTTCCTTCTTTTTTCTACTTTGCTCTTACTTATTGTTTTCATATGTTTCTTTCCCCACGATTCTACACAAAGAACATTAGCAAGTGAGCCAGTTTTTAACATTTCTTCACAATCTTCATTTTGTTTCACTTCGTCTAAAATCCGTAAAGTTTCAAATATTGTTGCAAAACCATTATGGAATAATGCGTTGCTTTCCTGCATATTTTTCAGTTTCTCAAGAATCTCTTTGTTCTGTTTCTCCACCTCTTCTAACTTCTTAAATACTTCTACTACTGTGATTCCTTTCTTGTTATCGTCCATGTTATTCATCCTCCTTAATATAATGTGTAACTACTTGTTACAAACTACCCTAGCAGGATTCGAACCTGCGTATATAGGAGTCAAGTTCCTCTGCCTTACCACTTGGCTATAGGGCAATGTTTTGTGTTTTAATGACTTTAACCACCTGTCATTTTGTTTTATTTGTTCTCTTTTAACTTGTCTTTATTATACTATACTTTTATTTATAACTCTTACCATAGTTATAAACTAAACCATGGTCTTTTCTTTCATCATAAGACGCAACGATTTCTCCAGAAATATTGTCATATAATTTATATCTACATCCTGCACATTTTACTGTTACATCCCAAATATACATGCTTCTTAATTTGTAGCAAAAATCATTGTAACTGTTTGCCTTTACTGTAATAATTGTTTTCATATCTTTGTTCTCCTTCTGATTTGTTTTTCTTTATTTTGTTGTTTCCCTTGAACTGATTATATAATAACATATGTCTTGTTATTTGTCAATATGTTTTTGTAAAATATTTTATATTTATATAATAAAATAAGCACCCATTGCTGAGTGCTATTTCTTATACTTATCTGATATTATTTTAGGTGTGCAATTATTCCATGAAACATTATGATGTAAACGCATTGTTTTCTTCATTTTGTTTGCTCCTTCCTTAACTGTGTTCCCTTGTTCTTTATGATTCTATTATAACACATATAACACAAACAGAACAAAAGTCAACAACTTTTTGAAACTTTTTTTAATTTATTTTAGAACATAAAAATAGCAGGTATATTTCAACCTGCTTTTACATATATGTTTTTGTTTTATACATAAATCTACCACACAAATTATCAATTCTGCAAGTTTCATTATCTTGAATACTACCTTTGTTAGGATTGCTCTTGTTATATCCTGTACAAAACCACTTGTCACTTTTATATAATGCACCTATCATGTTTTTAGCACTCGTAACAATACAAAACTCATTTCCTTGTTTAGTTATGTATTCAGCAATAATGTTTAAAAACATTGTTCCCAACCCTATGCCTTGATAATCTGGCAATATAACTAATCTATGCACTCTTTTTAAATTAAGTATTTTATTATGCGGTTGGTGCAATACAGCACAAAAACCAACAATTTCATTTTGTTCATTATAACAACCGAAACATTGTGCTGAATTAGACAACTCCGTGTTTAAATAATGATAGTTCCTAAATTTGCCCCATTCCATTCTTTCGCATTTTCTAACTGTGAATTTTTGTTTTGGTCTGGGGCTTTTACAAAAACCATTTGCATTGTATCTGTATCAAATATCCAATCAGGTTGCAAATATTCAATTATATCTTTATGACAACTAACTGCTATAAATTGTTTTTCTGATTGTTTTAAATATTTATTAAGTGCTATACATAAATTTTTAGCAACTGTTCTATCAACAACAGAAGTAAATTCGTCATAAACAACTTTGTTATTTTGTAACAACGCTCTTGCAACATCTACTCTCATTTTTTGTCCTGTACTTAATAAATTATAAGGTTTTAACCAATCTGGTACAGAACTAAAACCTACTCTATAAAACATTTTTGTTATTTCTTCTACAGTACAATTTTCATTCATATTGTCTAAAACAGAATTTTCATCATAAACAAAATCACGAACATAATACTTGCCAAATTTTTCTTTAGCTATTGTACTTTTGCCTGTACCACTTGCTCCTACAATACAACCTATGTTCCATTTCTTAGGTGTTTCAATTATACCATGAAATATATTTTCTGTTTCATTTTGTTTATAATCAAAATCAGATTTTATTTTTTTAGTTCTGAAACTATCATTGATTTTTGTTTTCTTTATAATGTTGAAACTAACTTGCATTCTATACCTAAATCCTTCGTTTTATTATAAACTTGTTCCATTTGTTTTTCGTCTTTACAAATTATATGAACTTCATATTTTTCTTTTATTTCAAATTCAACTTTCTTTTTCTTTTCTTCTTCATCTTCTTGTTCTGTTAGATCAAATCCAAACAAGTCCATGTCTATATCTTCTGCTAGGTTTTCCAGTTCTTCATCTAACAAGCTAAAATCCCAATCACTTTCATTCAGTTTGTTATCAACTAGCCTGTATGCTTTTATTTGTTCTTCTGTGAGTTCTTCTAATGTTACAGTAGGTACTTGTTTTAACCCTGCTTTCTTTGCTCCTAAGATTCTACCGTGTCCTGCTACAACACAATTGTTTTTGTCAATAATAACAGGCTGTGTAAAACCAAATTCTTTTATACTGTTTGCAATTTGTTTTACCTGTGTTTTGTCATGCTTCTTTGCATTCTTTTTATAGGGTTTTAATTCTTTTATGTTTTTATAGACTATATTTAATTCCTGCATATGTTCTCCTTTCTTTATGTTCTTTGTTTTGTTCTTTCATTACTTTGTTATATTTACCCTTTTATTTATATATTATATTTATACTTCTTTGTTTAGTTTCTTTGTTGATTTGTTTTAATAATTAATACAATGGTGCTTTTTGTTTTTCATGTTTTCCTTTTTCGTATCTAATACAATATTCAGCTTTACATCCTCGCATCTTTCCTGTAATTCCTATATAATTACATAGCATACCATTATTGAGTTCATTTGCTCTTGTTGTTCTGTATTTACAAGTCTGACATAACTTGTATTTCTTTCTACGCCTTTGTACTGTTTCCCTGTGCATTGTGATATAGTTGTTCTTCTTTACATATGCCATATTATAACATCCTCTGTGTGCTTCTATTTTGCCCCTATTTGCCATTTTATATTTTATGGGTATATTTTATAGGGTTACTACTTAATCAGGGTCGTATACCTCATTTCCCCAGTCCTCATCATCTTCTTCTGTAATCCATTCGCTATCATCTTCCATACTACTTTCTAATGGTAAACCATTTTCTGCTCTTTGGATTTGTTCCTCAATTTCTTCTGTTGGTTTGTATCCTGTTCCTTTTGGCATAAGATTAATAACAATTTGCTGTTGCTGTTCTCCACCGCTGTTCTGATACATGTCAAGCTTTTCCATCATTTCTGTTACATCACGAATAGCGTTCACATCACCAGAAAGACCTTTCTTGAATAATGCAACCATTAGCAACATTTCGTTTGTTAAATGTTCTCCTTCAAAACCGAGACTGTTTAACAACTTCTTTTGCTTTTCGTTGCTTACCTCAGAACCAAGAATTACAGACATAACTTTTTGAATCTGCATCCTTTCACGCTTTTCCTGTTTCCTTTTTTCTACGTTAGCTTTTCTTGCTTCAATTCCTTTTCTTGCAATTGCTCTACGTTCCTCTGGACTACGCTGTGATAATGGAATTAGATTTGCCATTCTTCTTTCTTTTCCTGTCAGTTCTTCTTTGTTTTTTGTTTTCTTTGTTTCTGCCACTTTGTTTTGTTCAACTCCTTTTAATTTTGTTTTTTATATTTTCACTTCAATAAATATTCCTATATGTTTAAATAGCCGGGAACATAGTCCCGGCATATTATCAATATCAGTTATGTTTTTACAATATGTTGGAAATAAACACAAAGAAAAAATACATATACATAGTTCAAACATAAATACGAAAGAAAGTGTCAATATGGCTGTTATACTCACGACCTCTGCTTTCAGAATTATTAATAGTTACAAATTTTATTTACTCAAAATACTTTGGAGGACTTTAAGTAAATGTGTATTCTCCTTTCTCATAACCAATATTGATATTTCTATATTAAGGCAGATATTTTTCTGGCTATCACTCTTGGCTTTATCCTACTTGCCACTCCGTTATTTATATATATTATATTAC